ATAGACGCAGGAACGCTCTCTAACCTTCCAGCAGGCTTCAAAGCTCGTGGCCTACGAATTAGAGACGATGATGAGCCTCTGCAGCCGGGTGAATTTAGGGACGTAGACGCTCCTGGAGGTGCAATACGTGATAGTTTGATGCCTTTGCCGTTCAAAGGCCCTGACGGCACATTATTTAACCTTCTAGGCTTCGTAGTTGACGCAGGCAGGCGATTCGCGACCATAACTGACCTCAAGGTAGGAGATGGCAACCAACAGGCTGCTGTAGGGACTACAATCGCGATGATGGAGCAGGGCTCTCGTGTGATGAGCGCAGTTCATAAACGCTTACATTATGCGATGAAACTTGAATTTAAGTTGCTTTCAAGGGTTATGGCAGAAAGTCTGCCGCCTGTTTACCCATATTCAATTGAGGGGGTAGACTCTGCAGTAAAGGCGCAGGATTTTGATGACCGGATAGACGTCATACCTGTGTCCAACCCTAATGTCTTCTCTCAAGCACAACGCATTGCTCTTGCTCAAACCAAGATGCAGCTTGCGTCACAGGCCCCACAGATACACAACATGTATGAAGTCTATCGGGACATGTATGAAGCGTTGGGTGTACGGGACATTGACAAGTATTTGATGAATGAAGAAGCTCAACAGCCTACGCCGAAGGATCCTGCACAAGAAAACCAAGAAGCACTTGATGGTAAGAAGATGCAAGCGTTTCCCGGGCAGAACCATGAGGCGCACATTATGGCGCACCTTGTTATGTCGGGGTCTCCACTTGTTTCTGCAAATCCGATGGTCGCTGTAAATCTTCAAAAACATGTCTTTCAACATGTACAGATAGATGCGGTTGAAAGAGCTATGCGCGAGTCTGGCATGGAAGGGCAACAGCAGGTCCCCCCAGAGGTGCAGATGCAGATAGATGCTTTAGCTGCTGTATACATGGCTGAAGGTATGAAAGCCGTACAAGACATGGGTCGCCAGCTTTCTGGCAGTGCTCAACCAGACCCTGTGGTGGCATTGAAGCAACAGGAATTACAGCTTGACGCATTGGCAGAGCAGAATGACAAGGAACGGGAAGAGCGAGAGCTTAACCTTAAACAGGCTCAAATGATGGATAAATCTCGTCAGTTTGATGAGCGTATTAGAAGTCAAGAAGAGCAGACAGCCGCTAGAATACAGGCTGCTTTAGAAAGAGAACGCATGAAAGATAGGAGCGTACAATGAGTGTAGTAAAGATAGTGACAAATACCCCAACAGAGGCACCAAAGGCTAAACCTTTTGCAGAGATAGATGGGCAAGGTCGTGTGCCATATGGCGAAGCAAAAGAGGTGTCTGTACCGACAGCTATGGGTATCTCAAAAGTTCGCGGCATGGGCGCAGCAATTAAGGGCGGCAGCTATCATAGCTGCAAGTAAGATAAGAGGCGAAAATTTTAGCGGAATTGGCGGCTGCAAACGCGGCTTTTACAATTATCAAGAGGGCAGTCCAGAACACTGGAGATATTGCCAAAGCAGGAAGGGCTATATCAGATTTTGTCATAGCCAAAGAGGAGCTGCAGCGAAAAGGTAATAAGAAAAAGAAGTCGGGGGTTCGCTCATCTGATCTTGAAGAGTTTATGGCTCTAGAAAGTATTCGCCAAAAAGAATTACAATTAAAACAGATAATGATTTACACAGGAAGACCGGGGCTTTGGCAAGATTGGCAGAAATTTCAGGCAGATGCTAGAAAAGAACGCAGGGTGAGAGAAGAGCTGGCAAGACGCAGAAGGGCTGAACTTGCAGAAGCAATTGGTTTAGGTGCAGCAGGTCTCTTAGTCGCTTCAATGGTGGCAGGGCTTGTTGCTTGGGTAGCTTGGCTTAAAGGGATGTTTGACTAATGAGCGCAGAAGACGTAGCAAGAAAGCTTTTGGAACTCAAAATACTTCCTCGATTCATGATGTTGTGCATGACAGGGGTGTACATTAGATGCATAGAGTGGGCACTTTCACAGCCAGATTTAACAACTCAACAGGCTTCGCTAATATCGGTCGTCACGGGGGCTATGACAGGCAGTCTGGCGGTGTGGCTCAATTCAGAGAAGTAAATGCCAGCGAAGTTGAATGAAAATACTGAGGTAGCACTACCGTTACGCAACATCATATCTATGGTTGCAGCAGCGTCTCTTGCTACTTGGGCATATTTCGGCATTATAGAGCGGCTTAATCAGATAGAAACAAACATCACAATGATGGAATCTGATGTTGAACACAACACAGAGTTTAGAATTAAATGGCCTAGAGGAGAGATGGGCTCGCTCCCGGCTGATTCTGAGCAATTTATGCTAATAGAGCACTTAGCTTTAGAATTTGAAAAACTTCAATCTCAAATAGAAGACGGTAAAGCTCCCTATGATCAACAACAGAAGTTGACATTAGAGTTTTACGAAAAAAGAATAACGACAATAGAAGAAAATTTAGAAAAGATACGAAACGGTGGTTGAGTTAACTTTTGTTTTATTGCTGGTTATGGGCGGGGAGAAAGTAGAATATACCCCATACAAGTCACTTGGTGAGTGCCTTTCTGTGCGCCGAAAGATAAAACGTAATGTAGGCCACACCAACAATTTTGACCAAAAGTGGTCATGTAAAGAACTTAAAGTTATGATATTAAACGGAGAAATCCTAGATTTTATTGAGGAGTAAACCATGTTTCAGGCTCTTATTGGTCCTATTGCATCATTGGCAGGCTCATTTGTTGAGGGGCAAGTATCCAAGCAAAAGGCGAAAGCAACTCTTGCACAAACTGAGGCGGAAGCAAAAGCTGAAATAATGAAAACTGCAGCTACCCACGATTCGAAGTGGGAGTTGATTATGGCTGAGTCCACAAAATCGTCCATCAAGGATGAAATAGTCACGGTGATTATACTCATTCCGTTAATACTTGTTTTCATTCCAGGCATGGAACAGATTGTAAAAAATGGTTTTGACCGTCTTAATGAATTACCAGAGTGGTATACATATCTAGTTTTTCTTACAATATCCGCAGCTTTGGGTATCAAAGGAGTAGACAAGTTTAGGAAAAAATAGTAAATATCTCATATGGATGAGATAACTCTCGCACAATTCATATTGAAACTTATTAGAGACCGCAAAGAAAACATTGTGGATGTTTTGGTTAATAATGAAGTGAAAGATATGGAGCACTACAGGCAGTTAATGGGAAACATTGATGGCCTGCAATATGTTGAACAGGAACTCAAGAGCCTGCTAGAGAAACAGGAGCTAATAGATGACTGATGCAGTCAAAGCTACAAATGAAGACAAACCGTCCTCCCCCTGGGTACATCCCTCAGAACGTGTGCTCGACCCTTCAAAAATTGATAAATCGCTATTAGATAGAATGCCAGATCCTACAGGCTGGCGTATCTTGGTTCTCCCTTACAAGGGTAAAGGTAAAACTGAAGGAGGCGTTTTGCTTCCAGACCAGATATTAGCAAATCAAGAAATATCCACTCAGGTGGGTTATGTACTTAAAGTAGGTCCTCTTGCTTACGAAGATAAAGACAAATTTCCTTTGGGCACTTGGTGTAATAAAGGGGATTGGGTTATTTTCGCAAGATATGCGGGTTCTCGCTTTAAGATTGAAGGTGGCGAGGTTCGGATACTTAATGATGATGAAATTCTTGCTAAGATATCTGACCCTGAAGACATTTTACACGTTTGAGGAGCATCATGGAAAATCAAGAAAACAAACAAGCAGAGGAAGCTTTAGCAATTGAGCCAAGAGAAGAGGCCGTTGAGGTAGAAGTAGATGCTTCAACTTCAGACGAGGCTGTTGAGGTAGTAGAACAAGCGGCTGCAGAAGAGCAACAAGAGAAGCCCGTCTCAGATTCTAAAAAGCGTATTGATCGTCTGACAAAACTTCGCAGAGAAGCTGAGCGTCGTGAACAAGATGCACTTCAGTATGCACAAGGCGTGAAAAAAGAATTAGAAGAAACAAAAGCTAGATTGCAAAATCTAGACCAAGGGTTTGTTAGAGAATTTTCTAATAGAGTTGAAGCAGAAATCGCGCAGGTCAAAAATGATTTAAGCCAAGCATTGTCTGTCGGGGACAGCACTGCTGCAGTAGAAGCGCAAGAAAAGTTAGCAAAACTTGCCGTTTCTGCGGACAAGGCTGAAAACGCTCAAGCAGTACAAAAACGCCGCCAAGAGCAGCCCGTTCAAGAGCAGCCTGCCCAGCAACAGCAAGCTGCACCCCGACCTGCTGATCCAAAAGCAGAGGAATGGGCAAACAGAAATGAATGGTTTGGTTCAGACAATACCATGACATATGCGGCTTTTGGTATTCATAGACAGCTTGTGGAGCAGGAAGGGTTTGACCCCAGCTCAGATGAGTATTATAATGAATTAGACAAACGAATGAAAACGGAGTTTCCGCATAAGTTTGACACAAATCAGTCACAGAGTAATCGACCCGTTCAGACGGTTGCTTCTGCATCTAGGACTGCTAACAAATCTGGACTCAAGAAGGTCAGTTTGACCCCATCTCAAGTTGCTATTGCAAAAAAATTAGGAGTTTCTCTTGAGGATTACGCAAGGCAAGTTGAATTACTAGGAAGGAGCTAGTGATGGCTGAAATTCAAGTTACAAAGAACGTAGGCGTTGATCGTAGCTCTCGTGCTAGTCAGACAAGGGAGAAAGAGACACGGCGTAAGCCTTGGGCTCCCCCGTCTATGCTAGACGCACCACCTGCGCCCGATGGATACAAACATCGTTGGGTCAGGGCCGAAGTTCGTGGATTTGACGATACGAAAAACATTTCTGCTCGTCTGCGCGAAGGATACGAACTGGTCCGCCAAGATGAGTACCCGGATTTCGAGGCACCCGTCGTTGAATCAGGTAAATATGCTGGTGTGTTTGGAGTTGGCGGATTAGTTCTCGCTCGTATTCCGTTAGAAACGGTAGCCGAAAGGAAAGCCTACTTTGATGGTAGGACTAAAGACCAGATGGATGCCGTGGACCACGATATGATGAGAGAAAATTCTCACTCTACGATGAGGATCGGCAATGCCGATCGTCAGTCGCGTGTAACCTTTGGCGGTCCTAAAAATTAGGACCTGATTGGAGAAAAAAATGGCAAACCAAGATACTGCTTTTGGTCTGCGTCCAATTGGCTTAACAGGTGCAGGTGCAAACACTACTGGTGTGACTCAATACGAGATCGCATCGAACAACACCAATGCAATCTTCCAAAACTCGCCAGTGATTCCACTGGCTGCGGGGGTTATTGACATTGTTGGTGCGGCAAACGGTGGTACAGTACCAGCCCTTGGGGTCTTGATGGGCGTTGAATATGTAGACAGCACTTCTAAGAAGACTGTTTTCAAAAACTATTGGCCTGGGTCCAATAATGTAAGCGTCGATACAAACTTTCCTGTGAAAGCTTTTGTAGCAGACAACCCTAATCAGTTGTTTATGATCGCCGCAGACGGCACTTCAACTGATCGTGCAACTGCTCTGACAAACATCTTTGCTAATGTCTCTTTGGCAAACGGAACTTCTGGTTCAACCGCAACTGGTCGTTCTACTGCCGAAATGGATATTTCAACAGTTGCAACCACAGCCACCTTAATCATGCGTGTTGTTGGCCTTACAGGTGATGACGCAAATCTTGATTTTGATGCGGCAGGAGTGAACTATATAGTTCGCTTTAACTTCCACCATAATGCTCCATGCTCTAGCTCTGATTCTCAGACTACAGCGGCAAGCACTGGCATATAAGGGGGACATAGATAATGGCTATTTCTCGCGCACAACTAGCTAAAGAGCTAGAGCCAGGTTTGAACGCACTGTTCGGTCTGGAATACACCCGCTATGAAAACGAACATGCAGAGATTTTTGAAGAAGAAACCTCTGATCGGGCGTTTGAAGAGGAAGTGATGCTTGGTGGGTTCTCTACAGCACCTGTCAAAGGTGAGGGCACTGCCGTCACATTTGATGATGCACAGGAAACTTACACAGCACGTTATACACATGAGACTATTGCTCTTGCTTTTTCAATCACTGAAGAAGCTATTGAGGATAATCTGTATGACCGCCTTGCATCTCGTTATACAAAAGCTCTTGCTCGTTCAATGGCTCAGACAAAGCAAATTAAAGCTGCGTCTATCTTGAACAATGCATTTAGCACAGGCTCACCAATTGGTGACGGTGCAGCTCTTTGTTCTAACGCACACCCATCACTGTCAGGCAATCAATCAAACATTTTGGCAACAGCCGCTGACCTCAACGAAACTTCTCTTGAGCAGATGTTGATTGATATTGCAGGCTTTACAGATGAACGTGGGCTGAAAGTTGCTGTACGCGGCACTAAACTGATTATTCCAAAAGAGCTTCAGTTTATTGCAGAGCGTGTGCTCAACTCAAATCTGCGTCCAGGTACAGCCGACAACGATGCAAATGCGATGAAGAACATGGGTATGTTGCCTGAAGGGGCAGTGGTTAACCACTTCCTGACAGACACAGATGCATTCTTCATCAAAACAGATGCTCCTAACGGATTTAAAATGTTTAATCGTTCACCGATTAAAACCGCTCTTGAAGGCGATTTTGATACAGGGAACACACGTTTTAAAGCTCGTGAGCGTTACAGCTTTGGGGTCTCTGATTGGCGTTGTGTGTTTGCAACACCTGGGGCATAAAACAGTTTCTTCGGAAACAGAAAGAGCGACTTCACAGTCGCTCTTTTTTATTATATATTAAATTTGGGCGTAACTTTAGCTTTGTAGACAGGATCATGCCCACCTGACATTGCACGGACTACAAAGCGAAACCTTGTGCAAGGGGTATCAATATGGCTGCAACTACTTTTTCAGGTCCAGTGACTTCTACTGGCGGATTTATTTCAGGAGCAAATTCTCTCGTATCTATCACTGCGAATACTACATTGACCGCAGCTTCTCATGCGGGAAGAACAATGGTTCTAAGCGTAGCGAGCGGAGCGACACTTACTCTTCCTGCTGCTAGCGGTACGGGTAATATCTACAAGTTCTTTGTGGCTACTACCATCACCTCAAACAATTATATTATTCAGGTTGCTAACGGCAACGACACTATGGCTGGTGTAGCTATCGTGGCTAATGATTCTGATAACTCTGCTTCTATTTTTGAGACAGCAGCCGCGTCAGACACTATTACTTTAGACGGCACCACAACCGGAGGGATCCTTGGTGGCACGATTGAGATCCAAGATGTAGCGACAAATGTATTTTCAGTCGTAGCTCGTGGCGCAGCGACAGGTACTGAAGCTACTCCATTCTCTGCCGCTGTTTCATAAGGAGTTTATCATGGGTAAGCTCAACGGTGGTAAAAAGTCTGTAAAGAAGGTTATTAAAGCCGTCAAAAAGGCTACGAAAAAGAACGGAGAGTAAGCTATGGCAGGCTCTGATGTTAAGACGAAACGGATTACTGGCACCGGGTCATTAGGTGTCGGCCCCGCTCGTATTCGACAGATACAGTTAAAAACTACATCTGGAACTCCAAGACTCACTATTACAGATGCTTCAGGCGGTGCTACAGTCTTAGATTTAGACTTTAATGCTTCTGATACACACTCTGTAAATATTCCTGCTGAGGGTATTCGTGTAAGTGACATTTTTGTCAGCACTCTAACCAATATTACAGCAGTAACCTTCTTTTTTAATTAGGTGAGTTATGGCTTCGCGTAACGATAAGATGCCGAAGCGAAACAAAAAGAATTTCCGCCCTACAAAAGCTGGGGCGGGAATGACAAAGGCAGGTGTGGCTGCATACAGAAGAGCCAACCCTGGGTCCAAGTTACAAACTGCCGTTACAGGAAAAGTAAAAAAAGGCTCAAAAGACGCAAAACGTCGCAAATCCTTTTGTGCTCGTAGTGCTGGACAAATGAAAAAGTTTCCCAAAGCTGCAAAAAATCCAAATAGTCGTTTACGTCAGGCTCGTCGGAGATGGAAATGTTAAACATAAGCACTTTGATAAGTGGCGCGAGTTTGGCTTTCATAGGTTGGATTGCTTTTTCTGTTGTTGAATTAAAAACAGAAACGGCAGTTATCTCTGTTAAAGTTGATCAAAATCATAAGCTTTTAGCTGAATTATGGGATTTTTATCTGCAGGAGAGGGTAAATGACGATATCGCGTGGACAACTCGCAAACCAAATATCCAAGCCCCCGATGAAAGGTCGTAAAAAAATGAAAGGTAATCCTACTCCAAAAGGTTTGAGTTACTTCCGAAAGGGAGGCGCAGCTTCAAAAAAATCAAAAGGGAGTAAAATTTGCCCTGAAGGTAAGGCTTGGGCAAAGCGCACCTTTGATACATACCCAAGCGCATATGCAAACTTGGCTGCATCAAAGTATTGTAAAGACCCTAATTATGCTAAAAAATCTAAGGGTGGCAAACGTAAAGGTAAGTAAATGGCAAAGAAAAAAGACCCTGTTGTTGGGACAGGAAAAAAGCCAAAAGGAAGTGGTAGGCGGCTATACACAGATGAAAACCCTAAAGACACCGTATCTATAAAGTTTGCTACGCCTGCGGATGCAAGATCAACAGTGGCAAAAGTTAAAAAAATAAAAAAACCATTTGCTAGGAAGATACAAATACTTACAGTTTTAGAACAAAGGGCAAAAGTTGCAGGGAAACCTGAACAGGCTAAAATAGCCAAAGCTGGAAAAGAAGCAATACGCAGACAACAAGGAAGAGCCTGATGGGAGAATTAAAAAAATGGTTAAATCAAAATTGGGTTCGGATTGGTACTGATGGAAGCATTAAGGGTAAATGTGGGACATCCAAAGACAAGAAAAACCCAGACCGCTGCCTACCAGCTTCAAAAGCTAGAAGCCTCTCAAAAGCTGAAAGAGCGTCTACAGCAAGAAAGAAAAAGAGAGCGGGAGCAAAAGGCAAGACAGTGGTATCTAATACAAAACGAGCAAAAGTTACAAAGCTCGCAGATGGAGGCCCCGTCAAACGGCCTTTTAGGGGTAAAAAGGTGGCTGGCACGGCTGTTGCTAGGGGATGCGGCGCAGTGATGAATGGCAGAAGAAAAAGAACAAGTGGGTCTGTAGTGCAATTTTGAGGTTCTAATGGATTTTGCAACCGAAGAAGCTATCAAAGTTGAAATGAGAGATTGGTCCGCTCATGCGTTAGAAATTCCAAATGAGTATTATAACAACCTGCCTGCTTGCCCCTATGCAAAAAAAGCTTGGGCGACAAATAAAGTCGGCTTTTCTTTTAAATATGACCAAGATTGGCAAACACTTTATACTTTAATTTCTACCTGGGATGACAATAAAGACGTTGTCATTCTTATAGATTTTTGTCCTCTCCCTCTTGATGAAATGGATGAGTTTCTGGATAAAATTAATCACGCCATATCTCAAGGTATATTCATCAACAAAGACATGTTTTTAATGGGTTTTCATCCAGAGGATGAAGGCAATGAGTTGTTGGATAATGAGTTTGAATCGACTGTTGAAACGCCATATGGTATGGTGTTCTTGCAGAGACTTTCAAAGTTGCAGGAAGCCTCTGACGCCCTTAGACTAAAGGGGTATTATAAAATTGCACAGCAATATTATGATGCAGATTTTTTGTACAAGCAACGTCAAGACTTTTACAGGAGACTGAAAAGTGAAAAAAGCTAAGAAGATGATGCGTGGTGGCGCAGCAAAAGCGAAAAAGAAGCCTGCTTTCATGAGAGGTGGGGGTATGGCAAAGGCTAAACCAGCAATGATGCGTGGTGGCGGCAAGGCAAAAAAGATGATGCGTAAGGGCGGCAGAGTTAAAAAGTAATGACGACCTCTGGTTCAAAAAACTTTGAGCTTCAAGTCGATGATTATATCGAAGAAGCTTTTGAGCGGTGCGGGCTCGAATTTAAGACGGGATACGATGCTCGCACCGCAAAACGATCGCTCAATCTGCTTCTAGCAGATTGGGCAAATCGTGGCTTGAATCAATGGACGATAAAACAACGGTCTTTGACACTTACTCAAGGCACTGCCTCATATGATTTGAATGCCGATGTAATAGATGTTTTATCTGCAGTTTGTCGTAGAAGCGGGTCAGATACAGTGCTCAACCGAATTAGCAGGCAAGATTATCTTGTCTTACCAGATAAAACCCAACAAGGCAGGCCAAGTCAATTTTTCTTGGACAGACAAGTAACGCCAAAGATTTTCTTATACAATGCGCCTGAAAATGCAACAGATACAATTATCTATGATACTCTTGTTCGGATAGATGATGCGGATCAACTAGACAATACGCTTGATTTACCTTTTAGATTTTATCCTTGTTTAGCTGCGGGTCTTGCTTATTACGTCGCAATAAAACGTGCTCCTGATAGAATACAGCTTTTAAAAGCAATTTATGATGAAGAATTTGAAAGAGCTAGGGCAGAAGACCGTGACCGCTCTTCCTTCAATATTTCCCCTAATTACCAATACTTGAGGGTAAACTAATGCCTTCTTTTGCAACGGGGAAAAAAGCTTATTTTATTTCAGATAGGTCTGGATTTCGATACCCATACTCATCAATGAAAATTGAATGGACGGGGGCAGCCGTAGGACCAGACGAATTTGAACCAAAACATCCGCAGCTTAATCCTAGAAGACATGCAGCCGACCCCCAGGGGTTGAGATTAGCAAAAGTTGATCGCACAGAACCCTCGGTAATTCAGTTACTTAGACCGGATTGTTTTCAAAGTAGTTCATCTGGGTCTTCGGTAATCACTGTGACAGAACCGTCTCATGGAAGAAGCACCAATGATTCAGTTAGATTTAGAAAGGTTAATGGGTTTGATGGTTTTACAAAGACAACACTTGAGTTGTCTACGGGTTACACAATAACAGTGGTCGATGAAAATACTTACACCATTACCGTTACAGGAGAGACGGCGACGGTTGGGGGCATACGAGGCGGAGGCGAATTTGCAACGGTTGACACTGGCACAAGCGTTGCTCCCTCTCCTGCGTCTACCTTTGACGCAACAAATGTCACACTTGATTTAACAACTAAAACTTTTGACGAGGGTTAAATGGCAAAGCAAACAGTAGGAATTGGTTCTGCCGCAAATGATGGTACTGGCGATACCCTTCGTGACGGTGCAGATAAAATTAATGACAACTTTGATGAAATTTACAATGCGCTGGGCACTGGCACCACATTAACAGACATCATCAACACCTCTGGCTTGATTGACGTAAGTTCTGGTGCTAACAAAATTGTATTTTATTATGCCGCTTTAAGTGATTTGCCCAGTGCATCCACGTATCATGGGGCGATTGCTCATGTTCACGCAACTGGTGGTTTGTATTTTGCTCACGGTGGCAATTGGATACGGCTTAATGATGAAGTTAGCGGCCCAACAACCACGTATACAACAACAGCAGCTACGGGTTCTGCTTACACTTTTTCTGGTCCAGGTGCTACCGCTGGTAATAATCCCAACTTTACCTTCTACAAAGGTCACACATATTTAATCGACAACACTTCCTATGTTAGCAGTCATCCTTTGCAGATACGAACAGCTTCTGGTGGATCTGCTTTTACAACAGGAGTTACAGATAATTACAATAGCACCACTGGGTTAACTCAATTTATTGTGCCGCATGAGCCTAGTGACACTTCTCTGGTGTATCAGTGTACTGTTCACAGTAGCATGGTTGGAAACATAACTATAGTATAGCGAGTAAGTAATATGTCATTCACATACGCAGAACTAAAACAAGCTATACAAGATTTTTCAGAAAACACTGAAACATCCTTTGTTACGAACTTACCTGTGTTTATTCGTGGTGCAGAAGATCGCATCTTTACCCTTGTTGATCTTGAGTTGTTCAGAAAAAACGCTACTTCTGCGTTGTCAAATGGCGACCCCTTTTTAAGTTGTCCAACTGATTATCTTGCTTCATTTTCTTTGCAAATTACCACGGCTGGAAGCCAAGATTTTCTATTGTTTAAAGACGTTAATTTTGTTCAACAGTATAATTTAGATAAGGGAGCTAACGGTGTTCCAAAATATTATGGTGTATTTGACATAGATAATTTTATAGTAAGCCCCACTCCAGACAGTAATTACACTGTTGAGCTGCATTATTACTATAGACCAGCCAGTATTACTGCGGGAGCAGATTCTGCAACATCATGGTTGAGCGAGAACGCCCCTAACGCTCTTCTTTACGGCTCACTTGTGGAAGCGTATACTTACATGAAAGGCGAAGCGGATATGATGGGGCTTTACGAACAACGGTTTTCACAAGAACTTATGCGTCTAAAGGACTTAGCGGAAGCAAGAGAAAATTCAGACGCCTATCGTAGAGGTTTACCAGAAAAGCCAAGGACTTAGGAGTAGCAAATGGCAACAAGTAACGCAGCAACCACATATCTTGAGAATAAAATACTTAGTTTTATTTTCAAGAACAATGCTGGTTCATTCACGACCCCAGGTGACAGCATATATGTTGGCTTGGCAACAGCAGTTTCTGACGCGGAAGCTGGTTCTTTAACTGAGGCTACCTTTGGGTCTTACGCAAGACAGCAGGTTACAGCGGCAAACTGGACATTAGCTTCTGCTAGTACAAATCAACAGACAGTTGTAAATGCAGCAAACATTGAGTTTCCAGCATCAAGTGGAACTAGTAACACCGTGACTCATGCATTTCTTGTAGATGCAGCATCAAGCGGTAATATCCTATTTGTCGGTGCGCTAGACGCAAACAAGACTATTGCCACGGGGGATATTTTCCGTATCAACGCTGGGAATCTTACGATCGAGTTGAAGTAATGGCTCTTGTTCTGAAAGACCGAATTAAAGAGACTACGACCACCACTGGCACAGGCACATATACGCTTGCTGGTGCGCTAACTGGTTTTGAGGCTTTCAGTCAGATAGGTAATTCAAATACTACATACTACTGTTGCACAGACGGAACTGACTTTGAGATAGGTATTGGCACCTACACTGCATCTGGTACAACCTTGGCCCGTACCACAATATTGCAGTCTAGCAACTCCGATGCTGCTGTTAACTGGACATCTGGCACTCGCACTATCTTCTGTACGTTGCCAGCAGAGAAGATGATATTTAACAATGCGAGTAATGTAGCGCAGAACTTTACAGAACAAGACCCGAATGCGTTGGCATTCGCAATAGCATTGGGATAGAAAAATGGCTAACGCATTTAAAACATTTACAGACACCGCAGTAGGAACATCCAACGCAGATGTTTATACCTGCCCCAGCGCGACAGAGACAACAATCATCGGCTTGAACATTGCCAACATACTGACAGTTTCAATTACGGTAAACGTACAGTTAATCAATAACGATGGCGACAATGTACATATTGTCAAATCAGCCATTGTCCCTGTTGGCTCGTCATTGGTAGCAGTTGGCGGAGACCAAAAAATTGTGATGAATGCTTCTGATATTTTGAGGATAACAGCAAGTCAAGCATCAGCGGCAGACGTTACACTGTCTGTACTGGAGATTACATAATGGCATTAAGTACAATAGGCGCAAATCAAATAGCTTCATTACCCACTGGTTCGGTAGACACTGCACAACTAGCTTCTAATGCTGTAACAGACGCTAAATTAGCAAGTGGTGCAATCACTTCTGCGGCCATGCCCACTGGCTCTGTTATACAAGTTGTGCAGAGTACTAGCACCACTCAATACAATATGGCCGCAGCAGATACATTTGAAGATACAGGTTATTCAGTTACAATTACACCTCGTTCATCTAGCAATAAAATTCTAATTACTTTCAGTGCTTTTGGAATTTTGTTAAACTCTAGCCACATTGGTGTTCAGTTACTAAGAGGGTCAACTGTTATTTCTTTGAACGAAGGGCTTTCAACTGATCCAAACTATTGGCATACGCCTAATTATGGTTTTTCATATTTAGATGGTCCATCTACAACTTCTGCTACAACTTATAAGATCCAAGCCAGATGCGACACCAGGACATCCAATGTGGAAATGAGATTCCTTTATGCATCAAATAATATTCCAGGCGACCCAAACATGAGTTTGATTGCACAGGAAATAGTTGGATAATGGCATATATCGGCGCACAACCAAACAAAACACTGACAGAAACAACGAGTCAGTCTTTTAACGGCACAGGTTCGGCGACCGCGTTCACACTTAACCGTGCTGTGAACACTGGTGAAGAGCTTGAGGTATTTGTTGACAACGTGCAGCAGGAGCCTGGATCTGGTAAGTCATACACAGCCACAGGAACTACCCTGACGTTTGACGAGGCTCCGCCGTCTGGCACAGGTAACGTGTACGTTATCTATCGCGGTCAAGCAGAGGTAACAACACGGCTAGAAGCACCAGACCTTTCTATTACAACCGCAAAGCTGGCGGCTAGTGCAGTAACTAATGCTAAAATAGACACAATGGCGGCAAGCAAACTAACAGGTGCGTTACCCGCTATTGATGGTTCATCTCTTACTGGCTTAACCAGTGGATTTACTTTTTTATCTGACCAAACTTTAACTGGCAATAGTCAAGTTACTTTTACAGGATTTCCTAGTGGCGTTGAAATAATTAAAGTTATTATTGAAAATGCAAGTGTAAGCACATCTGGAAGCCAAAGAATGAGAATTGGAAGTAGCGGAGGTCTTGCAACCGCCTCATATATAAGAGGCGATACTTTTGCTGCTACAGGAGTAGGTAACAGTAATGATGGAAATGCAGATTCGTGGAGATTACAGAGTTGGACAGGCGCAGGTAATACTATTTTGCACAATGGCGAATTAGTGCGATTAACAGGAAACAAATGGTTTTGGCATTGTAACGCTTTTGTTAGTAATGAGCCATCATATATGAATGTATGGCAGGGTTACAAAGAGCTTTCTGCCGAATTAACTCAATTACAATTTTATGCTGCTGCTGGTACATTTGATAGCGGTGTTATGCGCGTAGCTTATCAATAGGAGTTTGAAATGCCATTAAGCAAAATTAAAACAAACTCTGTGGCTGACGAGGTTTTTGAAACAGGGTCTAACCTTATAATCAATGGTGCAATGACCGTGGCGCAGAGGGGAACGAGTGCTACTGCGTCTAATTCAGTGGCATATCTAACCTTAGACAGGTGGCAATATACCTATGGGGATAGCACTACAAATGAGTATTCAACTTGGACCATGAGCCAAGATTCAGACGCACCTGCTGGCTTTTCAAACTCTACAAAGTTTATATGTACGACTGCCGCTTCTGCGCCTAGTACCCTTACTGCTGCTTTAATTCAACAAAAATTTGAGGGTCAAAACATACAACAGATACAGTTTGCAAAATCTGGTGCAAAAACCCTTACTGCATCTTTTTACATAAAGTCTAATAAAACAGGAAACATAGGTGTACAGTTGTATGCAATAGACGACAACACAATGAATAGTCAACTTGTTTCAATTAACACAGCAAACACTTGGGAATTTAAAACAGTTACATTTGCTGCAAAAACAAGTGGTACAGAAATTCCTAACGATAATACAGAAGGTATGAGAATTAGATTTGTTTTTGAGTACAACACTGGCAGAGCCGTTGGAACAGCAAATACTTGGGCAACAAAGCAAACAAACTCTCAACTTGTGCCAGCAGGAACTTCAGCAAGAACATCGTCTGTTGATGATACCTTTTTTATAACAGGTTGCCAGCTTGAGGTAGGCGAACAGGCCACACCATTTCAGCATCGGTCTATTGGGGATGAGTTGCGTAGATGTCAAAGATACTTTTTTAAGGGTAACGGTGACCCTAGCAATGATAGATATTATGGCACGAGATATTCAACAGATAACGGTTTCGTATTTATTGACTTTCCAGTTACTATGAGAGCAATTCCTACGATGGGATATACTGGCAGAGCCACAGGTTCAGGATTTGATAATTCATCTTACAATTCAGTTGATAGAATGGCAGTTTATATGACAAGCACTGTTCCCTATATTACATTTCCTACAGCAGATGCAGAGTTGTAAATGAAGATTACGGCAGCAAAATACGGAACAGCAGAGTTATACCCAGAACGTGGTAATACAAGGATAATAGCTACTATTGATGGCGTAGAAATGCAAGTTCCTCTTGACCCAGCCAACCGCCACTACGCAGCCATCCTTGAGTGGGTAGCTGAAGGTAACACTATTCAGGACGCTGACTAATGGCATATATAGGCATTGACCCAAATGTTGGTGATATTACCTTTCAAAGGTTTACGGGTGATGGAAGCGCAACTGCGTTTACGTTGGCGCAAAGTGTTGTTAGCGGTGAGGCACTAATTGTAACGATTGGTAACGTAGTGCAAGAGCCAGGGATAGGCAAGGCATACACAGCGCAAGGGACAACACTAACCTTTTCTGCTGCGCCAGCTAATGGCGATGTGATTACCGTGCGCTTTTTTGGTCGTGCCGTAGACCAGCCTACCAGCTTTGCAATGCAGTTGTTCAAGTACACAGCAACAGCAAGTCAGACCGCGTTTACAGGTGCAGATGCTAACGGTGCGATACTAGCCTTCTCTGGTAACGATGTGGACGTATATCTAAACGGTGTACATCTTGACAGCACAGACTTTACCCCCAGTAACGGGGATACAATTACACTAGCATCTGGCGCAGCGGTAAACGATGAGTTAGTTATCCGTGCCTTTCGCGCTTTTACTGTGACAGATACAGTCAGCAAGTCTAGCGGTGGTACATTTGCGGCTGAGATTACAGCGACACAGTTTCAGACTACAAACACCACGGTTGATACGGCTGTGTTCCGCACCAATGGACAAAGTGTAAGTGAAGATACTACAATAGCATCAACCAAGAATGCATTAGCGATTGGTCCTTTGACCATAAGCTCATCAACTACAATTACCGTCAACGATAATCTGACGATACTGTGAGGCACAGATGGCTTCGATACTAAATGTAGACCAGATTAGACGAGCGGCTGGCAGCACAGATGCGTTAGTAATTGACAGTGGCGATAGGGTTACAACGCCCACTAGACCAGCCTTTTTTGCCAGAAGAACTGGAACTACTGTTACATCAGGGAATGATTATATTTTCGATAGCGTAGAGACAAATATTGGAAGTCATTATGATTCGTCCACAGGAAAATTTACAGCACCAATAGCAGGTATATATTTTTTTAGTGCTAATATTTTATCTATGGATAATACCAATGCTAATGGTTTCGTAATTGTAAAAAACAATACGAATAATGCTAATGAATTAGGAAGATTTAGGTCACATAGCAGTAATGCTGTCCACAACACACTTTCTTTAAGTGTTACCGTTAGTCTTTCTGCAAATGACACTGTTTTTTGTCATGTTAGTGAGGGCAGTTTGTACGGTGGCACTGATAATGCTTGGTCTGCTTTTAGTGGACATTTAGTAGGATAAGTCATGTCAACATTGTTTGTAGATACAATAAATGAGAAGACCACAAACAACGGGGTGGAGATTCCGGGTCATGTGTTGCAGGTGCAACAGACAGTTTTTAAGGACAGCTTCTCAACTTCCATTGGACCTAATTTTGCTGAAGTTACAGGACTGAGGTGTAATATCACACCTAAGTCAACTAGTAGTAAAATTTTAATAAAGGCTTCTTTATGTCTGGCTTCACAATACTTTTCATTTAGAGGCAGAATTTTAAGAGACGGAACCGCTATTGACGATTCGTTGGGTAACCAGCGCGGTTCTAACAGAAAGCGAGTTAGCTACTCCTATTCTCAGTATTATAGCGGAAGCAGCACACAGTACGATATGATAGCAGGGGTAGTTGAATATTTAGACTCTCCTTCTACGACCAGTGCTGTTCAATACAGTATAGACCTTGGTGGTTATAGCACAAGTTATGCTGTCTATGTTAATAGAACTCATAACGACAATGATGGAGCCGCTTACTTTGGAACTCCTATTTCAACAATGACTTTAATGGAGATTGGTGCATGACCAGCATATTAAAAGTCTCCGAAATCCAAGACCCAACGAACTCAAACAGTGCGCTAACGATTGATAGTAGTGGGCGTGTCCTTACACCTGCTAGACCAGCATGGTCTGCGTATAGAACAGGAGGTGCAGCAGCACAAACCACACAAAATGCGTATGTAACTTGTCCTTGGAACGCCACTAGTATAAATGATGGAAATTTTAATACCAGCACTTATGCATATACAACGCCTGTCGCTGGCCTATATCACATCAACTACAACATGAGAATAGATGACGCTAATTCGGGACTTTACATAATTGCAAACATAGCTTTTGACGGCACTTCCGCAGCCAATAGTGAGGCTTATGTTATTGAATCTAATGAGGGTCAATATCACTCAATGACATTTTCAGGAATATTTGAACTTTCCGCAAGTGTGGCAATTACAAATCAAATGTTTGTTGCAGGTGACACAAGCTGGGACTTTGAAGCCTATGGTCAGTTTAGCGGATATTTAGTGGGATAAATAATGGCAACAGTATCAGAAGCAATCTTAGCATTAGACCCAAACTGTCGGTTCGTATTACACGGTGAGCCTACAGACGCAATTAGCTTTAACGCAGGCTTTCGTCTTGTAGTTGGCATAGATGACAATAACTTAGCCATACTATCTGATGACTCAGATGCGTGGGAAAAGGTAGGAATAACATGGGGCACAGTAAAAACAAAGTTAATTGAACTCAACGAACTGGAACCGATAAAGTTGCTGCGCGAAGAGCGTAACCGCCGTATCGCTGAGACAGATTGGTGGGCATCGTCTGATCTTACCATGTCCGCAGAACGCACAGCCTATCGTCAGGACTTGCGCGATATAACCAAAACATACTCATCACTTGACGAGGTGGTGTGGCCTGATAAACCGGAGTAGCACATGAGTAGAGCAAGAGAATTTGCAGACCTAGCTGGCTCGGTTGATGCTGGTGGTATTACGGGCAAGAATCTGATTATCAATGGTGCGATGCAGGTTGCCCAGAGGGGAACTAGCGTTAGCTATGCACATGATGGAACGATTGCTGCGTACAATTTAGATAGATTTAATTTTGCTATGAGAGGTGGTGGTTATGCAGATGAATATGATTGTACTGTTACCCAAGTGAGTGACTCTCCTGATGGATTTCCAAACTCTTTAAAAATAACAACTGGCACTGCTGAAAGTGCTATTGGTGCAGATGAGTATTATGTACTATACCAATCTATTGAAGCACAAAATTTGCAAAGTTTAGGTTATGGTACATCTTCAGCAAAAAAAATAACTTTATCTTTTTATGTAAAGTCATCCCTTACTGGTACATTTGGAACTACACTTTATCAAGCAGACGATAACAGAGTAATAAACAAAACCTATACTATTGATTCAGCAAATACATGGGAAAGAAAAACAATTACTTTTCCAGGAGACACAACTGGTGTTATTGATAATGACAACGGTGGAGGTCTAAATGTTTATTGGACTTTTGGTGCAGGGTCTGATTTTGATGGAGGGAGTGCTACCACTTGGACAGCCTATACAAACACAAACCTTGTAAACAGCAGTGGTTCAGACGCTCTAATAACAACAGCAGGGGCAACTTGGCAAGTAACAGGCGTACAGCTTGAGATAGGCGAAAAAGCAACCCCTTTTCAGCACGAGAGCTATGAGGCAACACTACGCAAATGCCAACGCTATTATTTTCCAGCGCAAAACTACAATATTTACTCAGGATGGGCTGTAACATGGTCTGGTACTACACAGTATCCAAAAGTTAATGCTGATTTTCCTGTCCCCATGAGAGCCGCACCTACTATTACTTACGCGCAGTCCAACAATAACACTGCCAATCAAATTGAATGGGTTGACGGCTCAACCACAGGCGCGAGTTCATGGGGTGTAGGCGTAAATGGTATATATTTTGTTTATACTTCCTCAAGTATAGCACAAAATATAAGTGGTCAGTTTAGATATACAGCAGATGCGGAGTTATAAATGAACATCACAAGCGCAAAGTATGGGACAGACCAAAATGGAAATAATATAGGGGTCATGGCAGTGATTGACGGCGAAACAATGTGGGTTCCAAATGACTCTGGTAATCGCCATTGGGAAGCTATTATTGAATGGGAAAAGAAAGACGGCAACATAATACAGGACGCTGATTAATGTTCGGCGAACTGTCGATATCGGAAAACCCGCTTGCCACTCAAGGCATTTTGTTTTTTGGGTCTGAGTCTCTTGACGCAAACTTCACACAGTCAACAGACTTATCCGCCATACTTAGCGGTAGTATGTCGGTTGATGCGTTTTTTTCAAAGGTGTCCGCAGCGGCAGGGACGCTAGTCGCTGAAATAGAAATTACATCTGATTTCACACAGACTACACAAGGGCTGCGCTTTGCTACTGGCGTGGCTGACTTAGACTTCCAGTTCGACCAAACAACAGCGGCGAATTTTACAGCCTCTGCCGATGCGTCACTTGATGCTAACTTCACACAGACAAGCACAGCAATCAAAGTAGCTTCTGGCGTAGCTCAAGTGGACTTTAACTTCACACAAACATCCGCTGCCATAGCTATACTTTACTTGCTTAGTGATCAAGACGCTCAATTTGACTTTGACCCACTAGGCGGTTTGATATTAGACACTGGACTGAGTATGGATTTTCAGTTCGACATTACGCAGGCTTTAGGCGGGTTTTTGCGCTTTGCCTCCCAGTCAATGGACAGTGTGTTTATTATGACAGCAGATGGTGCTATACTCTGGGTAGAGATTGACGCGGGCGGCACACCAGAAAGCTGGACACAAGTCACGCACACAGGCGATAGCTGGACGGAGATAAACGCAGGCACATCGTCTGAAACATGGACAAACAAGGTGGTATAAATGGCAAGCACGTTTACAACAAACTCAGGCATTGAAAAGCCAGGATCTGGTGAGCAAGCTGGAGCCTGGGGCACAACTGTAAATACAAACTTTGATATTATAGACCGTGTGTTAAACGGCGTTGTTACGCTTACTTTGACAGGCACAACCACGACATTAACCACAACGGACGGTCAGCTTTCTGATGGGCATTACAAAGTTTTAGTGTTGTCTGGTTCGCCGTCAGGTACAAACACAGTTACTATTACTCCGAATGATCAGTCAAAGCTGTATCTTGTAAACAACACCACCTCACAGTCTGTTGTGTTTACACAAGGTTCTGGGGGCAATGTTACTATTCTAGCGGGGGCTTCTGCTTGGATTTATGGCGATGGTGCAGGTTCTGGCGCACAGGTAAGGATTTTACCTGCTGATTTGGTGGGGGATTCAAGTCCCCAGCTTGGAGGAGATTTGGATGTTAATGGCAACTCGATTGTTTCTACCAGCAACGCTAATATTAACATTACACCCAACGGCACAGGCACAGTTGCTATATCTAAACTGCAAGCAGCAAGCCTAAATTATCCTACGGCTGACGGTACAAACGGTCAGTATCTGCAAACAAACGGATCTGGCACTCTAAGTTTTTCTACTGTGCCGATCAGCGGCACTACCTTTACACTAGGTAGTTGGACAATAAGTGTAGTCAGTAATGAACTTGTGTTTAGCTACGGCGGCAATGGTGTAGCTAAAATAAAAACCACAGGTGAAATTGTATCTGCGGATGATGTAACTGCATTTGGAACTATATAATTATGCCTATTCCTGCTTCTGGCGCGATAAGTTTTTCTGACATTAGAACTGTCTTTGGGGGTACTGCGCCTGATGGCCTGTCTGAATATTATAAAGGCGGTGGTCTTGTCACAGATAACGCGACTACTAGTAGCGTACCCACAAGCGGGGCTATAAGTTTTAGTAATTTTAGAAGTAGTTCAGGCAGTAACAATAGAAACATAGCATTTAAAATGAGGTATGATCCTGGTGCTACGTTTTCTGGAGTAGGTTTGCAGGCAAGTGATTCGGTAACTGCCACCCCATATAGCTATAGTGTTACTGTTTCTAGTAGTAATCCATATTATTATCAACCAGTGTTTCGAGCAGGTACAGGTTATGTTACGTCTTTAAGTTTTTCTGTTACACAAAATGAAGATGTTGCGTACAACGATCCTCATGTAATTTTGTACGGTGGCACAGATAGTTCAAGCGTGACAGACGAGGTTTATAAATGGCTTGCGTACAGCAATGGGTCAACCGGTGGTGGGTTAAGTCATGTTCTTACTTTTAATGCCGATGGAAGTATTAGTGGCATAACCTCTTCAACAATTATTTTTACAGTTACAAGTTTATATTATTCAAATGTAAACTCAAACCACAGATGGTATAGATTTGCCGCAAAATCACCCACAAGTATTGGCAAGCAAGGCAATATGATTGATTTATCAAGTTTAACTTCAATAGCGCAACCTACATAGGTGGCTTATGCCGTTAACAAAATTACAATTTAGACCAGGCATTAACAGAGAAGTCACTTCGTACTCTAACGAAGGTGGATGGCGCGATTGTGACAAAATTAGGTTTCGGTTTGGTTATCCTGAAAAAATGGGTGGCTGGCAAAAGTTCACTGAAGTAACCTATGACGGAACTGTTCGCGCTTTGCATAATTGGATTGCTCTTGATGGTTCTGACTTTTTAGGGTTAGGCTCTCATTTAAAGTATTATATTGAAGAAGGTCAAACACTTAATAACATAACACCAATTCGCTCTACAACGTCAGCAGGTGACGTTACTTTTGCGGCAACAAACGGCTCTGCGACTATTACTGTTACAGATGTAGGGCATGGTGCCTTTCAGTTTGACTTTGTAACCTTTTCTGGTGCGGCAAGTCTTGGCGGTGTAATCACTGCCACTGTTCTTAATCAAGAGTATCAAGTCTCGAGGGTTGTAGACGCAAACACCTATGAGATTACAAGCGCAGTAGCCGCTAATTCATCTGACTCTGGCAACGGCGGTTCAAGCACCGTGGGTGCATATCAGATAAACGTGGGGTTGGACACTGCTGTTGGTGGCACAGGTTGGGGTGCAGGTTTGTATTACGGCGTGACCAACGGTGCGTTGCAAACAACAGTTAATGAAGGTGGCACACTAACCGCTGGAGATACAACAATTACCGTTGCAAGCACTACGGGTATTGTAGCAAGTGACGTTGTTCTAATTGGTGATGAACTTATCCTAGTTGGTGGTATATCAAGCAATGATTTAACAAGCTGCACTAGAGGTCATTCAGGCACCACAGCCGCATCACACGCTGACGGTTCTGTTGTAAGATTAGCACTGGGCAACGCTGATTCAGCAGATGATTTCTCTGGTTGGGGGGACGCAGCATCTGGTGGTTTAACAACTACTACACAGATACGCCTGTGGTCGCACGACAACTTTGGTGAGGATTTGCTTATTAATCCACGCGATGATGAAATTTATTACTGGGACAGAACTAATAATGTAACAACCAGAGCGGTAAAACTTAACACGATTACTGGTACAAAAAGAAGCATTCCAACAAAAGCAAAACAGGTTCTTGTCTCTGACCGTGACCGACATGTTATTGCCTTTGGATCTGATGGGCTTAACAGTAGTTCGTCAGCGACAGACGGGGACGGTATACAAGATCCTTTGCTTATTCGCTTCTCTGACCAAGAAAACCCTACCGAATGGTTTCCTACAACCACCAATACTGCGGGTGATTTGCGTTTGGGTGCAGGCTCAACCTTTGTGCAAGCTGTAGAAACAAAACGTGAGATACTTGTATGGACAGACACTGCCCTTACATCTATGCGTTTTATTGGGCCACCCTTTACCTTTGGATTGCAACAGTTAGCGAGTAACATAACGATTATGAGTCCAAACGCTGCGGTAGCGACAGAAGACTTTGTTTTTTGGATGGGCATTGATACTTTTTACGTTTATGACGGGCAAACACAAACATTGCCTTGCACTGTAAAGGACAAAGTGTTTTTAGACTTCAATCTTACACAAAAAGATAAAGTAATAGCCGGGATAAATTCTGAGTTCAGTGAACTGATTTGGTTTTATCCATCAGCTAGTGCGAGCGATAATGATAAGTATGTAACCTACAATTACAGTGAAAAAGTATGGTACTTTGGCACACTTTCAAGAACTGCATGGTTGGACCGTGGCACTCGAAACTTTCCTATAGCTACAGGAAGTAGTCTAATATACAACCACGAAATAGGATATGATGATGATGGGTCATCTATGAACTCATTCATTGAATCAGCGGCAATAGACATTGGCGACGGGGACAGGTTTTCATATATACGAAAAGTTATACCTGATTTGACCTTTGATGGGTCTACTAATTTATCAACTCCACAAGCTACGTTTACCGTGAAAGCTCGAAATAATCCGGGGGCAGACTTTGACAGCACTCAATCTGGTACGACTAGCCGCACACAAACAACACCAGTAGAAGAGTTTACAGAGCAATTAGATTTAAGAGTTCGTGGACGTTCCTTTGCACTTCGTGTAGAATCAGATGCATTAGGGTCTAAATGGAAATTAGGTAGCCCTCGTGTAGATATAAGGCAGGATGGTAGAAGATAATGTCAAGTAATCAGGTTGCACCCCCAAGGCTTCCAGAACCGCCGATTGAGTATACTCAACAATATATGGCGGATCTTGTACGTTCGATACAGGTTTTTATTGAGCAGGA